TCTAATATTTTTTAATGTCCCCTAGATGAGCTTCGGATACAGTTAAACTGTCCTGGGGAAGGTGTGCTAGTCCACCTTGATATATAACATATCACTATATTTAAAGAGACTTATCATTAAGTAAAATCTCTTTGATAACCCTTTCGGTTTAAAATTTTATCGTTCAACCCTTCATTAACTTTGGTGGCTGGACACCAATCTTTATCATTGAATCAATGGTTTTTTAATGCTTGACGGACATTCACCATAACCAAAAAGGTTCGAATCCACTCACAAAGGCACAGCTTATCTTATCGAGTCTACTCAATGGATAACATCCTTCATGAATTGATACCGATAATTTTTTTATATTTTTCATCTATCTGTTCCAAAGATTAGTTTTTAAAAGATTCTTCGATAGACTAAGCATGATAGGATCAAATTATAAACCTAAATGATATCACCGCTTACAATTCTGCTTCTCATAAGTTTCATTGATAATAACATCTAAATAATCCCTAAGTTTTATTTAGAATATTTATATTAGCTAGTAGGGCGGCGTATCCTACATCTCTGACAACTACTTAAAAAGTAGCGTGATAGAAGCCATTTCTATCCTTAGCTAATATATTCACTAAAATTGTAGCTGGTTTTACTCTTTCGATACCCTTCTACTATGGTCAACTTTTAATACTTTTTTCTGACGAGAAAGTATTAAAACTCAATTACTAAAACACTTTTTATGCCGAGAAGTGTTTTGAAACTCCAACTTATCTCCTCATTTTTATCATGGATGAGGTAAACCAGCATGGCATGGGTTTTTAATTAGGTGTCCATACCCACCTAGAATAACACTTTATATATGGCTATAAAGAAACCGCTTCATGGTATATTTTATGTCCCCCACTTGGGATATAGGCGTTATTCTAACCTATATATAGATATAAAAATCTATACAGAATTTCGGCATGATTCGAACCCGATTCACCCTACTAATAATAGTATATACTAATATTATAATAATTGCAACCATTATAATACAAAAAAATCTAACTTTCCCTTTGGTATCAGCTTATATATTATAAGTCTAATCCTTTATATATATTATTCCTCTGAAACAGTTTCAGATTTTTTACCAATAGATATTTCTAAACCATCTACTCCAGCAAATTCTAATAATGCATTGGTAAAGTTGGTTACTATAATTTCATCTTTCTTAGTTTCTTCTATAATAAATTCTCCCTCTTCATTTTGAGATATAGAAGCTTTGGAAAATTTAATAGAGTTAGTTCTTACCGCCATTTAATTCACCTCTTTCTATTACACCTATAGACATTCCTCCATGTAAAGGTAACATTTTGTTCTTTGGGAATATACTATCATGAATCCAACTGCATATTTTTTGCATACACGAATCACTAAAATAGTCTTTTCCAAAATCTATTACCAAAACATCATCTTTATTTAGTTTTATTTTATTAAATTTAATCTGATTTCTTTTCATTAACTTTTTTATTTGTCTTTTATTCACAAATAATCCCTCTTTTATATCATTTATTTTTAAATAAAACTGTTGATTTAACTAAATTAGTTAGGATAACATTAAGCTACCCTAACTTAATATGTATTAGATATTTTTAAGTGTTGCTGTTCTTTTTATTATAAATACTTAAATATCAAACCTTTATATTGTTTTCTTTCATTTCTACAAACTCTACCAATACTTGATGTTGTTAATTTAACACCAAATATTTCTTCACTTTGTTTCGAACATTCTGAAGCTGAATCAAATATTTTATTATTATTAAGACATATAATTTTTTTACTACATCTACTTTTAGTTTCTTCTGAAACTTTTTTATTTTTATAATAATTAGATATTTCTACATTATAATCACACCATTTTAATTCTTTACCAATACATAGATATTTTCTTATGGTTTGTCTGCTAACACCTATTATTTCAGATATTTTAGTTGTAGACTTGATTCCTTCATTCCAATAATTACATGCCTCTTTAATAATATTTTTATTAGCGAACTCTGCACATTTATTCCAGTCAATTCTTGATAAGTCAAAAATTTTAGCTAGTTTAGAACTTAATATAGAATTTTTAATCCAGTCCATATTTGATTCTCTACAATCTAATTCAATATAATGTTTTATACCATTGGCTAAAGCTATTTCTCTCTTATACTTATCATTAGCTTGTTCTTCTTCAAGAGTTCTACCACCTACACTTTCAAAGTGACCATTATAATGTTGTTCACCGTGGGTTTCTATTATCATATTTAAATCTTCAATATAAAAGTCATATCTCTTTGGTTTAATCCATTTCGGCGAATATTCAGTTTCAAAAACTAAGTTTAGTTGTTCTAAAACATTTAATACAAATTTTTCAGGATATGATTTCCCGTCTGAACATTTCGGACATGTATATTTTTCTGCTTTTATTACCCTATTAATAACTTTATTTTTATCGATATAGCCACAAAGAGGGCAAATTAAGTCTATCTTTTTATTAGAACCTCTACTATATTTTTCTAATACATGTACATCTTTTACATACTTAGCCAACCAAAAATCTGTGGTCATAAGATCATTTATACCTTTTACAACCTTATGACCACTGCAAACAGGACAATTTTCACCTTTTATTATATCTTTTTCATTAATAAAACCAATATAATTACATTTAGAACATTTATATTTATAAGCTTTTTGAGAATAATTTTGTTTACCATTATTTTTTATTCTCATACATTCTAATATTTTAATTTCTTTATTATTTGATCTTATAATTGTACCTGTTGCAAACTTAAATGGCTTGATATTCGCCATTAAATGTTTTTAAGAGTAGGGGTTCTTTTAATAACTAATTCGTCATGAGGTTTTACTGTAAATTCTTTCCCATTACACACACCTTTTTTCTCTTCTTTATGCACCTTTTCGCAAGTTAAAAACTTACCAACTTTTGTTTTAGAATATCCTTGTCCAGCTAAAAATTCTATAACAGTATCTACATTTCCTATCATAGCTTCAGCTTCCTTCTTTGATATTTTCATTTCTTCTGATAATCCTTTTATTAATTCTACTTTTGTCATTTTACATTTCTCCTTTTCTCTCTTAATTATTTAATTTATTTTAAAATATGTTTTGCCTTACGGCTATTAATTACTAATTTATCTATGTATTTATATTTTATATTTTTCTTTAATGAGGGTAGCATGAGAGAAGCTACCCAAACTAAAGAGAGAATAAAATGTTATAATACATAAAGGAGTGTAGTTTTCCGTTCACCACACGATAGAGTTTTTAAAAACTTGCTTTTATTTACTCTACCATAATACCCCACGTTGTCAAAAATCACAAAATCGCTACAACCGTTGGTATCACTAGGTTTCATAGGCGTGTTAAAATTCGTTTTTATAAAAAATCACCATTTTTCCTTTGTTTTTCACTTTTTTTAATTATTTTATATGTATTCCCAAATATTATTTCTTCACCATCTTTATCTTCAATCAATATCTTATCGTCTAATATGTTATTGTTTTTAAAACAATTTAAAACATATTTTGGATTAGTGTTATATAATAATGTTAATACTAAAGATGTCATATCTGAAAATTTCTTATCTGTATTTTCTTCCTTTAAACCAAAAGCTTTTTTTAATATCAACATTATAGTTTTATTATTAATATTCATAGTTTGTAATTCTTTTATAGCTTTCTTTTTAGCATTTCTACTAATCGTATATCTAGCCTTTTCCCCATATTTTTCTTTACAAGATAATGTTTTACACCAATTAACCGTTCTATTACACTTAACTATAATCTCTAATATATTTTGGCATTGTCTTTCTCTTGATTGTCCTCCTTCTAAATTCTTTACAGATTGTAATAAATCTTTTATTTCTATGTTTTTTACCCATAAGGCTTGACCTAGTTCATTATCAATAACATCTTGTAAATAATCCATTCCACAATCTAAATGTTTTAATGTTCTAAACTTATTATCCGCTATTTCTCCAAAGAATTTAGGCACTATCATTTTCTTAATTATTTTTTCTTTTCCATCTTCATCTTTTAATGTTTCTTTATCAAAATCTAATATATTCTTATTATTAACTCTCCATTTATTTATTTTTTGCATTTCCATTAATAATGACATTCTCTTACCATTGTTATCCATAAAGCTTTTTTTAGCCATATCAATAGCTATTTGTGAGAATGAAGATAACATTGAACTTGCATCATATAGCTTTTGTATGAGATCCTTATCGCCATTATTAGCTATATAATGCCACATATAAGCGTTACATATAGCACTTTTATTTACTATTTGTCCTATTGTTCTTGTTGATTGTCCTAAGTAATTATCTAATTCTGCTAATTCTTCAAGTGTATCTCTTTTTAAATCTGTCTTACCTTTTATAGCATTAATAGGTGTATAATACTTATCCATGCACTCCTTAGCCTTAGAGACTATTGTAGGTTGTTCTATTAACAAAGCACTATCTATATCAAAATCACATCCTTGAAGCCTATTCATTACATCTACATCATATGTATTAAGTACGACTACAAAGTCGCTTAAATTAAACCATTTATATTCATCATGATATGTATTAGTAACATGAGCTATATTCCCACTGTTTATTTGTGGATTTCTTATCATGCATAACTCTTTATTATTATCGAATCTAGGGCAATATACTTCCCACCCATGACTTATACTCTCTGTAACCATTTCTTCTTGTGTGGTTTGTTTTAACATAGTATATGGGCATGAAAATAATATTGAATATAATGAATTAGTTATTCTTACTTTACCAGTTCTAATATCATTTATATAGTTCTTAATTTGTTCTTTTTTATAATCTTTGAATTGTTTTGTAAATCTATAATCACTATTTACTGACAATAAGTCACCTATCATTTCTCCAGAAGATAACTCTAAGCTATTATTACCTATATAATGCATAAAATATGTCATATCATTCTTCAATTCGGTTATTCTTTCTTGTTCTTTTTTGTTTAATTTTCTATATGTATCTCTATCCATAATACAGTTATTTTTCAACATTTTAATATAATTAATTTCTTCCTGAGCTATTTCTTTTACTTCATCATAGTTTAATTCTAATGAGTTAATCATTTGATAAGATAATCTATTAGCATAACCATAATTTCCTATATGATCTGTTTTAACCACACCAAACATTGAATCTATATGTGACCACCAATGTAAATAACATTCTTTTTTAGAATTAAATTTATTAGCAAACTTTAAGAACTTACAACTAGAAGGTGTTATAACTAATTTAATATCTTTACTATCTACCCAACCTCTATACATATCATAAACTTTTGTTATATTGTTTTCTTTATAATATTGTTGTAACTTAGTATTAAAAGCTGCACACTTAGTAAAGTCATTTCTTAATAATGCCACCGAATGTCCCTTAATTATTTCATTTTTTTCAAAAACAGATTCATCTAATAAACCTTGTCCATCTGTCATATTGTTTTGTACTGGATAATCTTCATATTGATTAACTACTATTTCATTATCTTCATTTCTCTCTGTTACAGAAGCTTTAACCTTCATTTCTTTACCCATTACATCATCAATAATAAGAATTTCTTCTCTTTTTATATCAATTGTTCCTATTATTCCAGACATTATTAAAGATATATAAGCATTTTTAGAAGTTAAATCACAATAATCTCCTACAGGAAATTCTAATCCTAATAAACATCTATCATATAAATCTTTATACATTTTCTCTTTTATAAATATAGCACTTGCGGTTCTTGCTTTACTTCCCCCTCTCTTAAACATTTTATATTTTACTCCATTTATTTTAAATCCTTCTGTATAAAGATGTTTTCTTATCTTCTTAACATCTAATTCTTTCTTACCATCTACCTTATAATGCTTTGTAAAATTAACATTAACAAATAAATCCGTGTAATATTTATTATCCTCTTCTCTCCATTCATTGGGATATTTATCATTGGCTCTTATGGTTTCTAAGCTATAAGGAATTGTTGCTGAATATAGTACATCTTTAGTAAATAAAAACTCTCCTTTATCCTTTCCATCTTTATCTTTCTTTTTTTTCTTTGTATTATATCCTATTTTTTCATCTTCTAATTGTGCTTTGTATATGTATGCTGATTCTAAATTTAATATGTATGTATTTTCTGCTCTCATTTGTTATTCTCCTTTATGTATAATATATATTAATTCTTTAATTTATTTTAACAATATGTATTTACGAAATTTCCTTATTCAATTCACCATATGTATTTTCTATTCTATTTTTTGCTATATCAAAATATTTATCCTCAAGTTCAATTCCTATAAATTTTCTATTAGTGTTTAAACAAGCCACTCCAGTTGATCCTGAACCCATACAATTATCTAAAACTAATTCTCCTTCGTTAGTGTATGTCTTAATAAGATACTGCAGTAAATCTATTGGCTTTTGTGTTGGATGTAACTTCTCTTTATCTAAATCAAAATAAAGAATATTACTTGGATAACCCTCATTTTCCTGCACCCATTCATTAGAATAATTTTGCATAGTTGTTTTTGCACTACTTCCTCTTTTAGATATTTTATTAACCTTTTTTATGCCTTGAGGATAGTAGTTGTGTTTATTAAATACATTTATTTCTTCTAATTGTCTTAAAGGTTGTCTTTTTGCATTTAGGTAATTTCCTTTTATATTTTTTATCCAGTACCAAGTATATTTAAAGTTTTTAATATTACTATTTATTAGCTTAGTAGTAAAGGGTTGAGATGAAAACAACACTATAGCCCCTTTGCAAATTCTATTATATTCTTCCCATAATTCCTTAAAATCAATAATACTGTCCCATTTACTCCATGTTGTTCCATAAGGTAAATCACATAATATCATATCTATACTCTTATCAGGTATATCTTTCATTAATTCTAAACAATCACCTTTGTATAATTCATATTTATCTGTTTTTATCATAATCTATTCTCTCCTTATACTTATTTCATTCTCTTTAAAATCACGAATTTAACTTAATTATTTAATTTATTTCAAATTTAATTGAAATATTGTTCTACAAACAAACTCTTATTGCCTATGGTACTAAAAACTAAGTCTTCCTTAGCACGGGTAACACCAACATAAAATATTCTCGCCTCTTCATCTAAATTATCAGATTCTAAAGCTTTTTTACTTGGAAAATCATTATCATTAACAAGTACATATGTCTTTTTAAATTCTAATCCTTTACTTTTATGTATAGTCATTAATTGTACTTCATTGCTCTTAATTTTCTTTTTAGTAGTTTCTGATGTATATACAAATCTAAGAAAACTCTCAAGCGTATTACTTCTTACAAATGATTTCGTAGCCTCTAAACTCTCTAATCTTTCATCTATTTCATCACCTTCATAATTTTGTTCTATGTATTGTTGTAATCTAAATAATTTAATTATGTTATTAATTATAGTTAATAAATCTTTACCTTTTTGTTTTTGTAATAATAAACTCTCATATATATCCATAAAACTATCTAAATTCTTTCTCTCATATGTTTTAGCTGATCTAACATACATTGAAGCATCTAATAATGATATGTCTTTTTTTGCAGCTAAATCAACTATATCGCTCAATAATTTATTACTCATAAAACTAAAAGGATGACATCTTAATTTGTATAAATATTCATACGCCCCATCATCTTCTGGATCTTGTAATAGTCTTAACATGCAAACTATAGCTTTAACCTCTTTTCTCTCGAAGAAATTATTATTGGCTTCTATATGATAATCTATTCCATTACTCTTTAATTCATTTTCTATGTAAAAAGACTGTTTATTAAGTCTATATAATACTGCTATGTCACTTGGCTTCATACCATTTTCTATGTCTTTAGCTACCAAATTAGCTACTCTTTCCCCTTCTTCTTCTTTTGTAATCGAGAAAAACTTTGATATACTTCCATCTTTTTTATTATTAGCTATAGAATCTGAATAGTATTTAAAATTTCCTAAATACTTTTTGATAAAGTTATTAGCCCCTTGCACAATATTATTACAAGACCTATAGTTGATATCCATGTTTAATATCGTTGCATCCTTATATCTTTTATCAAAATTCATAAATAACTTTGGTGAAGATCCTTTGAAACTATAAATACTTTGTCGTACATCTCCAACTACCATCACATTTCCACTTGGACATAATAAATCTATTAACCTATTTTGTATTACATCATTATCTTGTTGTTCGTCTACTAATATATAATCAAAAGTATAATATTTTCCTCTTTCAGATTTTAATATTTTTATTGCTTGTAACATCCAATCTGTAAAATCATAAGCTTTTTTAGAGTTTTTATAATCCTCATAAGCCTTATAATACGTTCTTAGGTCTTCTACAGTATAACTTTCACTATCACTCTCAATATCCATAACACCATTTCCAGATACCTTCTGTAAGGCTATATAACTCATTATTTCTTTACATTTAGCTTTTTTATCTATTCTTTTAAATATATTTTCTATTTCATAAGTCGGTAATTGTTTAGATACATCTATGCCCTCAGACATTAATATTCTTTTTGAAATAGCATGGAATGTACCTACTTGAACATTTTCCAAACATTCTTTTTTTAATTTCTTTCTTAAATCATTACCTGAGTTGTTGGTGAATGTTACTGTCAATATCTTATCTTGACATACTCCATCTTCTACAAGTTTCTTTATTCTATTTATTATACAAGCTGTCTTACCACTTCCAGCAGCAGCCAAAACACAAACTGCTCCTTTCTTAAAGTTAATGACTTTCTCTTGTTGATTATTAAATTTCATTTTACCCATATATATTTTATCCTCTCTCATTTATATTTTTTATTTTATAAATATGTATTATGCAGCTTCTTGAATTTTTTCAATTAAAGGTAATATATCATTTTCTTTTAATAAGTTATATAAAAACAATCTACCTTTTTGAGTCCATTTAGTATTTATCTTTGTTCTAACTTCACCATTATTATTCTCATATTTATATGTATCTGATTTTGTATATCCACAACTTTGATATTTGCTATATAATAACCATTGACTACTTTGTTTGTATTGAACCCCTAAATCATGTAATGTTTTATTCATTGTTTGTCCACTTAAACCATAATCTTTGGCGATTTGTGTAATGGTTAGAGCATCTACCGATTTTAATATAACATCTGTATAGTCAGCCTTTGGTTTTAACTCTCCTATTACTTGATCTTTTTGTTTATTTTCTAGTTCTAATTTTTCATTTCTTTCTACTTGTTCAACTAGCTGTAGTAATGCTTCTTTATATGTTTGAGGTAATCTTTTAGTAAAACTTTCTTTTAATTTCTTTTCACAAGCTATAAAATATTTTCTTGCTTCTTTTCCTTTTTTCTGTTCCAGTTAACATAGAAATTTCTTTTGCCATATCTGTAGTAATAGCATAATCTTGTAATTCTCGATTAGCTCCATTATTTACAACCGTACCTGTAAGTACACTTGTAAAATCAACTCCTTCTTCGAATCCATATTTATTATCAGGTTTTATGTATTGCTTCATCCATACACTAAATCTTTTACTAAGTTCTAAGAAACCGTATAATTCCCTAGCACTAACCAAATGTTGTCCATTTCCTTCTTTAATTTTAATTAGTTCATTCATTTTATCCTTCTCCTTTATATGTATTAATTCTTTAATTTATTTTAACAATGCTTTTATTTTAGTCTATAAGCCTTTGTAAGCAATTTTATTTTTAAGAATACAATTTATCCTCTTATTCTACAAAACCTCTCACACAAGCTTATATTAGTCTTTAAATTGATGTCATTCCCTATGACACTTATTATATTACACCTTCAATCTCAAAATGTCAATCATTTATTTAATTTATTTCAACATTTTTTTATTATTTCTTTTTAACTACTACCCAACCTTCCTCTTTTAGCTTTTGTTTGTATAATCTCATTGCTCCATTTAATTCATTCTCCCAACCATCTTTGTATATTACATATGTATTACGAGATTCTTTTATCTCTCCTGTTATAGTATTATGTATTTGCCCTATATTATCATATTTTATTAATTTTAGATTTACTAATTCATCAATATATTTCTTTATATTACCCTCACTAATAGAACAATTATTTTTTATATCTTTGTAGGAAGGAAAACCTACCTCATACAATCCATCATTTATATCCTCATGTTTTTGTCTTTTATAAATTCTAGCTTTTATTAAACAAAACAATTTTAGTAAATTTATTTTCTTAGATTTTGTTTTAGATTTCATAATCCAATCATATTGATATTGCTCTAACTTAAAAAAACTATTATTTATTTCTTCTAATTCGCAAACTATTAAGTCATTCAACTTAAATCTGTTTGTATTTGTAATAATTTTCTTATCTTTTATTAGTATTTTCAATACATCTTTAAATTGATCATTCGTTTTACCTTTAGTATCATTGAGTTTATATCCCGACTCTTCTATGCAATTTGCAAGGGATATATAAGCTTTATTAAAACCAGTTCTATGCATATTTATGTATAACATGATTAAAAAGGCTTTTTCCCCATACTGGTTTAATATACTTTCATCACCAATAATTAGGTCATTAGGTATAACACTACTCCCATTATTAATCTTCATTTTATCTCCCCTTTCTTTATATTTTTATAAGGTGTCATTTTAACGAGTATGGGAAAAACCCATACTCAGATTGTGATTTTTGGGATTTGAGTATGGTAAAAACCCATACCCGCAGAGGTGTAATAAAATACTAATATATAATAAAATACTAAATATTCTCTCTCAGCCAAAACGCTAAACGCTAATTTGTCTAGAGAGGAGTTCGCTACGCTATTTCTTTTTTTGGTTTTTTGATTTGTTTTTTGTTCTGTTCTTTATTATTCTACTCTTTATTTTTTGTAATTTCAACTAATTATTTAATTTATTTCAACTTTTTAGTTTTTCAAGTCTTATCCATCCCTTCTCAGGTCGCATTCTTTGGTAACAAAAATGGGGTTCTGTTCATTTATTTGCTTGAGTTGATAAATTATAAGTCTGAGCTTCTAATTTTAAAATATAGCTCATTTTTTAACCAAGTCACCGTTGAGAGTTATATTGGTAAATCATCTGTTATAAGTTTAATTATATAAGTCATTTTATATGGTGGATTAATTGCCGATAGGTATTATTTTCTTATATAGTTTTATTTGCTAGTTAAAGGCGTTCTAAGAAGAGTAAAATCTTTAGGATAAATTACACTTAAATAATTATAAAACTTCTTAGACAAGCGTATGAGTGTGTTGTAATTGATGATGAGAATATTATGTTAAGATATTTTGTAATTAGAGGTGTGTTCTCGGTATTTTATCTGTTAATAATTTTAAAATTGTTATTAATTTATAAAAATAGATAGTTTACCGATGAGTATATTATTTAACTTTGCAAATATTCCCGTTGTGAATTATAAAAGATAAAGGCTAATTCTCAGCATAGAAAGAATCAACCTTTTAAACTATCATAATCTCGGTATTTTATCTATAAAGTTTTAGATATTACAAATAAAATCCAACTGCTAAAACTAAATTAAGTATTCCTATTCAGATTTATCTGGAATATATTCAAATAAATCATTAGGTGTGCAATCAAACACTTGACAAAATTTTTCTATGTGTTTTCTATCTATTAATTTGAAAGTGTCATTATAGTATCCACTTATTGTATTAGGTCTTATGCCTGTAAGTTTAGATAATTCTTTTTGTGTCATTCTATGTGATCCTAATAGAGTACTAATTTTACAAGTTAACATATTATCACCTCCTATAGTTATATGTTATCATAACAAGTTAATAAAATCAAATAAAAGTTAAAAAACATCTTTTAAAGTTATTGACAATAACTCTGAACGATATTATAATAGTATATGTAGACATTAATAATAAAATCTACAAAATACATAATATGAGGTGATAAATATGGGTAAAAGAAAAACACACGAAGAATTTGTTAATGAAATTAAAGAGAAGTATGGTAATGAATATGAAATATTAGAGAAATACACTAATGCACATAAAAAAATATTAGTGAAGCATAAATGTGGTTATGAGTGGAATGTCAGTCCTAATAAATTGTTACAAGGCAGGGGTTGTCCTGTATGTGGTGGCACCAAAAAGAAAACTCATGAAGAATTTGTTCAAGAAATCAAAGATAAATATGTAGGCGAATATAGTATATTAGGTAAATATTTTAATAACAATACTAAGATATTAGTTAAACACAATAAATGTGGTTATGAGTGGAAAATTACTCCTTCTAATCTATTGCAAGGAAAAGGTTGCCCAGTTTGTTCTGGTAAAATTGCTAAACTAGGTATAAATACAATTTGGGACATGGATCGTTGGATGATTGATTTAGGAGTTTCCGAGGAGGATGCTAAGAAATATAGCAAGGGAAGCGAAGAAAAAATTACAATTGTCTGTCCTGATTGCGGAAAAGAAAAGAAAATGATGATTTATAAAATATACAATTACAAATCAATAGGATGTTCCTGTGGTGATGGTAAATCTTATCCTGAGAAGTTCGTAATGAATTTATTGGAACAATTAGGACTAGGATTTGAAATTGAATACAAACCTAAATGGATAGATAATAAAAGATATGATTTCTATGTCAAAAGTAATAATTGTATTGTTGAAACTCATGGTGAACAACATTATAAACAAACATCAAGAAAAGGTAAAAGAGTTAGGACATTACAAGAAGAACAAAAGAATGATAGATATAAGAAAGAAACTGCATTATCTAATGGTATTAAATATTACATTGAATTAGATTGTAGGGAATCAAATTTAGAATGGATTAAAAACTCTATTCTTAACTCAGAGTTAAATAAGTTATTTAATTTATCTACAATTGACTGGCAACAATGTGCTGAATTCGCTAATAAAAATATAGTTAAAGAAGTATGTAATTATTGGAATAATAAGAAAGAAGATGAAACTACTACTAATTTAAGTGAATTATTTAAAGTTAACAAAAATACAATAATCAATTATCTTAAAAGAGGAAATAAATTAGGTTGGTGTGATTATGACTCTAAAGAAGAGACTGTAAGAGCTAGTAGTAAATCAGGTAAAAATAATAGTAAAAAGGTAGAAATATTTAAAAATAATCAAAGCTTAGGAATATTTCCTTCATGTACAGAGTTATCTAGGCAAAGTGAAGAATTATTTGGAGTAAGGTTGTTGATATCAAGTATATCAGCGGTTTGTAAAGGGGAGAGAAAACAATACAAAGGTTTTATTTTTAAATATATAATAAAACCCCTTAATGAAAGAAGATGATAAGTCTATTCTGATACATGATAATACTATTAGTCAATTCAAGTACAAAATTTGCATAATTATTTATCAGCATGTTTATCGGTGTTTAATTTTTTAATCTTATAAACATATATTGATTGTTAAGAATATAAATTAAATGATGATATAAAATAAACTTTTGTACTTGAATTGACATTTATGATTGCTAATGTACCTGATTTGATAAGATAATAATTATTTATATATGAATTATAAATATTAATAATGCTAATTAATTAGGTTGAAATTATACTAATATCTCAATTTTAAATTGCAATGAGATTGTTTTATAGTCAACTCAGGTACAAAACTATAAAGCGTTAAAAGCAGACGGAATATTTTTTATATTTAATTTGTACCTGAGTTGACTATAGGAATTCTCTAACATCCCATCTTATATAATTAGGGTTATTATCAAAATTAAATGCTGATAAGAAATATTTTCTTACATCTTTAATTATTTCACCTTTAACTTCTTGCTTATATCTTATACTTTTCAAAACACCAATTAAATATTCTTCTGTTGTGTATTTTGAGATAAAAGACATCTCATCCCAATCTATACCTACTCGTCTTAATTCAGCCATTAAATCAAATTCATTTTTAATTAAATCCTTGTACATATTAAGGTCATTTTTTCGTTTATTGAATACTATTTTAACCCCCTCACCTCTAATTTTTTCAAAATCCTCAATAAAATTTATATCAACAAGTTCTTTCATGGATCTATTGATTAAATCTACTGTGTATCTTTTTTCTGATTTTGAGTAATCTAAACCTATATAATCAGCTAATGTTTGATATGTTAAAAATTTAGAATCATTTTTAGACCATGTACTTAATATCAAAAAGATTTTTTTAGCTACAGATAATTTTAAACTTTTATATTTTTCATAATCGTATATCTTATAATAGTTATTACACATATTTATTAAAAAGAAATCGTCTATTTCAACATATTGCATTTCTTTAACTTCATGAGGATTAACTAATTTACCATATTGTCTTTTGTAGTCCTCTTTACTATAACTAGCATAGTTTTTTAATATTCTACAACTTTTTTCCCCTTTAAATACGGCAACAAAATTCTTTTCTTCAGCGTCATAGATGGCAAATTTATTATAGATGGTCGTCTCATTAAGTTTTTTAATTGAACGTTCTAGCAACATTTTTACCTTACCACTATACCTAGAATAACCAACTTCTTTTGATAGCTCTAAATAAGTAAAATAAATTCTCGCAGGAATATCTGTTTTATTTGTAATCTTATTTTTATAGAATCCATTTTTATTATTCCTCAAATGAATTCTAAACAAAGCTAACAAAACATCTAATTCAAATATTTGAGGAACACCTTCTTCTCCTCCAACAACCTTAATACTTACCATTTCATTACTTGATTTTGTCCAACTTCTTTCAAATGATTGAATCTTTTTTCTCTTTAAAGAAATAAAAGGTAAAGTCATTAAATTTGTTTCGTTAAAGCTATGATTCTTTTTAATTTTAAAAAATGATAATTGTTCTTCTAATGATTTATCCACAAAAGGAACTACACTATTATTAATTTCTTCTATGTTTTCCACATTATCCACATCCTCTTTTTCAACAATTCATTCCATAAATCTTACAAAAATTAAAGAATGTCCTTTTATCCACAACTTAAAATAACATAATAAGTGCATTGTAGCCACTTATCAACAGATTTTTTGTTTTTTATAATATCAATTCAAGTACATAAAGATATTAATGTACCTCAGTTGATATTATAACGTACCTGAGTTGACAAATCAATATTAATTTATGTACCTGAGTTGACGTATTAATGTACTTGAATTGATAGTTTATGTACTTGAATTGACAAATATCCTCCGTAGCCATTGATATCACTTGTGTTCAGAGAAGCTGTAACACTATAGTATCATATGTTATTAGTATCAATATGTTATTAGTTATCAAAGTAAGAGATGACTTCCGATAAAATCGGACAAATCTCTATTTATTTTTAAGAATGAGAGTATTATTATTTTAAAATATGATAAAATATTAATTAGATATACAAATTAATTTAAATTAAAACATTCATAAAACACATAAACCTCTCAGAATGCCTTTAAATGACTTTCTAAGAGGTTTTAATTCTAGACAACAATTTACATTACATAATATTTAAAATTGATTGTATAGCCTTCTAGGAATAATTTAACGCTATACAGTACATTAACCAAATATTCTTTTAAATAATCCCTTCTTTTCATTGACCTGTTGCTGAAGATTTTTTTGGTTATCCAGAGATTCTTTTAATCTATTACAAATATCAGTATCTCTTTTTTCTAATTGCTTAGTTAGGTTTTCTATTAGCTTCTCTTGAGTTTTATTCTGTTCTTCTAGCCCTTTTAATATATCCGATGATAAATTACTTACCTCAGTTTTAGTAGCCTTTAAATCATCTTCTAGGTGGTCTATATTAAAGCTACCTAAAAATTTTTCTTGTGATTTACTAATCAACTCACATTGTTGCTCTATTGTTTCTTTTGCTGTTTTAGATAAATCATTTTGAGTATTAGATATAACTTTATTTATATTATCTAGAGCTGAATTTATACTATTTGTATTTTCTTGTAGTTTATCTATAACATCATTTGTTACATCTGTTGTTATTTGTACTATTAAATCTTTCTTATACTCTTCTTGGTATGTTATAAACTTTTCTAAAAAATCATTAAGCTTTTCTTCAATCTGTTCATTCATTTTAACCGTTAATTGAGTTGCTAACACTTCCATTCCTAATGGATCTTGAGGGTTTATTAATTCTGCTGCATTCTTGTAATCAGAATATTTTTCACCTCTTTTTTCATCTAATTCTTTAAAATATTTTTGAATTTGTATTTTAGAAAAATTATGTTCATCAACTAATAATTTTAATTGTTTAAATCTCTCTATAGATTCTTCAGAAAATTTTCTTCTACCAGATACTCTTTCTACCAAAAGTTCTTCACCAAATTCATTTCCCCAATACCTAGTTCTCTTTTCATCTTCACCTATGATTTCAGCTATTTGAGGTATTGTGTAATATATTTTAGGTTTAACTTCTTCAAATTTTACATCTGTGAAATTATTACTCATATTAACCATCTCCATAAATTTTTTAAACTAAAGTAAAGTTAATTATATAATATTTTAAAAGTAAAGTAAAATAAAATTTTAGTATGAATAAAGTTGTGTTCTAAGTTTGGTTTAGTTAATAAAAATATATTTTTCACTTTACTTTAGTTTAATTATTTTAAAAATTAAGTATATTGTAACAGTTTTATGACATTTATATGACACTTAAATAACAACTTAATGTCAATATTAAAGCATTTATATATCATTTTAATGTTTTTATACAACAATTTAATAACAATTTGATATTAAATAACATCATTTAGTAAGCAATTATACATAATAAATATATTTTAAAAATGTTTTATATTGACATTTTGATAGAAATAGTTTAAGCTTTTAATTGAAATTAAATGATATGGAGGTGGCGTTTTTGGGACATAGATTATTTAATGTGTCTGATTATGCGATTTTAGAAGTTTTTATACATTATGATTGTACCTCCCCCATAGCTGCTTTTACTAGAGAACAATTAATAGATAAAACTGGTTTTTCATTATCAAAAGTGAGAAATTCTTTATCTATGTTTTTGATGCTAAATATGATTAAAGAAGGAGCTAAGGATGGTAAGAAAAAGACTTACTACATTACAGATGAGGGCATAGATAATTTTCAAGAAGCTTATAGATTAACTGATGAAGAATTAGATTTAGAGTTCGGTAAAGATTTAAATGATTAAAAAAATGGAGGGATTATAGATGATAGGAGAGAATTCAGTATTTGTTGGAGTAGGACAATGTGGTGGTAATATAGCTTGGAGTATAGAGCAAAAGAGTGGATTAGCTTATTATATCAATACAGCTTCAGAAGATTTAGATTGTATTCAATCTGATGACGATAAGAAGTATCATATTCCAGGAGCTAAGGGTACAGCAAAAAATGAAGAAATAGCTAAAGAAATTTTATTTCAAGATGGAGTTATAGATTCTTTATGTAATAATATTCATTCAAGATACGCTAATAGTAAAATTGTAACTTTTGGCTATAGTGCTGGTGGTGGTACAGGTGGAACTATGGGTAACTATATAGTTGAAGCCATGAAAGAGATATATCCTGAAAAGATTATGAATGTTGTATTAGTATTGCCCGATAAAAATGAAGATGTAATAATACAATTAAATGCTTTAAGATGCTTAAAACATTTAAATAAGTTATATGAAGATGGTATAGTTAATAGCATTCAATTACTAGATAATAATAAAGGAAATTATAAAGCTGTTAATGAAAACTTTTCAATGACTTATACGAGATTTTTAGATTTTGATAGCTTTGATAAAGATGGTAATTTAGATAGTGAAGAACAAATAGATGTTGTTACTGCACCAGGATCAATGGCGATGTATGAATTTTCATCTGATAAATCTTTTTTAGATGGATTAATGGAAGCTGTAAATAATAGTGTTTACTTTAGAATTCCTAAATTACCAGAAGTGCTAGGTATGATAGTAAGTGATAAGAATGATATGGAAGAAGCTTTATTATCAGCTAGACAGGTGGTAGGTTTTGCAAAAATAACTCATAAATCAAAATGGGAAGAAGATTCTAACATAGTAATATCCTCTGGAGTGGATTTCGAAAAACAATTTATATTAGCTGAAAATCATTTAAAGAAACAAATTTCTGATATAGAAAATGAAAGACTTAAATCAGCAGAAGAAGCTTTGAATGAAATTAATGAGATACAAAAAGAAACTAGCGTAGATATAGATACTGTTAAAGCTAGTAGAAGAAGCAGAAGAACTTCTACAGTAACAACAACTAATAAACCTGTAGAAGATAATAAAAGAAGACGTAGAAGAAGTAGTTCAATTGATTTAAGAGAAAAGTATAGAAATTTATAATAATACATTAAGAGTTACATAATTATTTGTAGCTCTTTTGTTTTAGAAAGGAGAAAATATATGTTAAAACTTAGAATTACTTTTGTGGATAATGAAAATGGTAACAAAGAACTTCAAAAAGCTTTATCTAAAATTAATAATGATTTTGAGATTATAAATAAAACTGATATATACAAAGGTAGGAATGGTAGTAAGTATAGTAATATTTATTTAGATGTTGAAAATAAAGTTACTAAAAAAATTACTAAAAAGGATATTGAAGATTTAATGAAAAATACAAATTTATGGGATTAGGTATGTATAAAATTTATAATATTGGCTTATAATTAAGATAATCACTTTAATTTTAATTTATTTTTATAATTTAAACTCATTAAATAATATTAAAGACTATATAGATTGATATATAGTCTCTTTTTTTGTTTAATTTAATAATTATTACTTATTTTATTCTGATTATTTATTATTTTAGCTATCTGAATATTAGTCAGGAAGGGATATTTATTTTTTAATTCTAGTGTTATTGCATGATCTATATGTATTAATTGTCTTAATTCTATAGAAAATACATGAGTTCCAAAGTGTAAATAACCATTTTTATTATCAAAATTATCTAAAAACATTCGTTTGTTCATCGTAAATCCTCCTTATTTACTATAATTATTGTCATTTTTATGATATTAAAACGTACTTCGTGGTAATTTTTGTAGTGATTCGTAAAATTTTTTATTGAGTATAGAAAATAATAGGGAATATCGAATAAAAATATATATTTGATAGGGTAAAAATAGAGTTGGTTTTAGTTGTGATTAAGTTGAATTCGTTCTAAGCTAGTATTCATGCGTGTTTGAAGGGTGTTGAGTAGGGTAAAATGGTAAAAATAGGGCAAAGTGAAATAGGCTCTAAGCATTGGTATGACTAGGTTTGTACGAAACGCAGTACGAATAAAGATAGGTAGTTTATGAATAAAGTATGAATAATATGTAAATAGAGTGTTAATAAATAAGGGTAGAATTTAGGGTAAAAATTTTTAAAGTTGGTGTGGAAGTTGAAGTGTTAGCACCCATTTTATTCCAGTAAAACCCCTAAATATTGTAAAAATACCCCCACCTGGCGCTTTATAACTACCAAAAAATACCTATTATTCTGCGTAAAATACAGTTTTTACGAAGAAAAGTTGGTAAAAATTAGGAAAATGAATAAAAAATAAAATTATGCTGCTCTGATTCTGAAATTATATACAAATGTAAAATATAGGAAAATATGAATGATTGTTATTGGAAGAAATTGCCTTTTAATATGAATGTTTTTGACTGAAAATGAAAATTCGTGCATAAGTTAAAGGGGCAAAATTAGGACTTTATAACAAACATAACAACAATGCAAACAACACACAAACAAGCACATAAATAACCAATATAGCTAAACCAATCCACACAACAACTCTAATCTATCTAATTGCACTATAATAGAGCTATATAACATCTATCCATACATAACCTAACACTATCTTACATTACACTAAACAACTCTAACACTCTTATAACCTTACACAACTATACCAACCTATAACAATGTAGCACTTGTATAATATATAATAATGTAAGAACTCTTAGATCTATAACTATATAGAAAAAATCTAATCTAATACCAACTAAACTATAAACTTTCTTATTAATATAAACACTAACTTAATACTTATATTACTATAATAATTATCTACACATCAGGAACACATTACACTATTACAATCCATATCTAATATAAAAATACTTCTAAAAACAATCAAAATCTTAAAATAAATTAAATAATTGATTGATTTGTTATACCATTTATGTTATACTATATATAGAAAATAAATTAAGGAGTTGATAGTTATGGAAGCTACAAAAACATATTTTACATTTTACTTTGATACACAAAATAATAATATCTTAGTAGCTGCTGAATTAACTGAAAATACTGGTAAGATAGCTACTAAAAACGCTATAGTAAAAAGAGTAATGGATTTATTTAACACTAATACAGATCTTAAAGTTAGTGAGTTTTCTGATGAAATTGTTAAAAATACAAAAAAACATCTATTTAATAACATAGAAATTATG